CAACCTAACACCCGAGCCACCGAATGGTGCGCTCAACCCTGTCGTCAGGAATATATTGCAACAGCTACGGCCTTTGAATCATTGCCGTGGCATTTCAGTCGACAGCCCCTTTGCCCCAGTCCGCTCCAAGCGACTCGGGCCGCCAGTCAACTCTTCCCATCCTCCCCAGGATGGTGGGGTTGTTCGCCACCGCGTCCCACAGGCTACCCTGTGGTGTCTTTTTGGTGGCTTTGTTGCGTTCTTGTTCCTACACCTTTTCCTCCCACTCACCACCCTCATGTTGTGGTGGAAGGGTAAATTGTGGAACACACTTGCTTTCATCGGTATTGTTGGTGCCTTTTCCGCCTTTGTTTATACACTTGGTGAGACTGGCCTCATCACATTTTATCTTTTGCGCTTTTGGTTCTATATGCGCAGAGACGATCGAGAGCAATCCCCCGTTGTCCGGTTTGTGTCTGAGGTTGAGTCTTCGTTCTACAGGTTCTCGCGTGATACTTTTGCGATCATTGCTACCCATGATGATGATGAAACACCTATAGACGTGAACACCGGTCGTCCCACCGTCCCCATTCGTGAGGCCTTGGGGACGGCAGCTTATGGAAAGATTGGTGTCTTACAGGCAGCACTACTCCAGCTCTCTACTTACATTCCAGGTTGTAAAGAGCTCATGGAACCGGTGCTTGCCACAAAAACCACTTCCCTTTTCATCAGTCTTGTGCACTTTGTGGTGCTTATCGTTAACTCATTGAAGTTACCGAAACATGCCGCCATAGTCCAGATGGTCACAGCCCTCCACATTCTTATAGATCGACTCAATGATCTTGATCTGTTGGATCTTTCGGCTATTGACGTCACAGGGACATGCACAGCGATATGGGACAACCTTCGTGGTGTTGACGTCAACATCCCCCAGTCAGTCACAGGTTTGATCTCTGACCTGCCTGGTGGCGATCCTATCTTTGTCAACCCACCGGTGATCGACCCAGATTCGGACGAGGTTGATTTTCCTCCTCATTTCCCTGGTGATCTCGGTCAACAGCCCGGCGTCCACAGGACTCCCTACGAGAAGATTCATGCTAAGTTTTACAGAATGTCCAAGATGGCGTCTGTTTACTCTGGTAAAATTGCTGGTAGGATCCGTGATGCCATCAGGGGCACACCCGCCCGTGAGCCTAGGCGTGACCGCTTAGGCAGGTTCGTTGAAACTTATGATGACATCGAGTCTTTCCTCATAGCACACCCCGAGTGTGCCGGTAATGTGGCAGATGAATCCATGTACTTCGCCGGAATGCGGATTGAGGAGGGACAGGCTGCAGCTGGCCCAGCGCCAGAGCCTGCGGCTAATTTCTTCACTGCCGCTGCCTTCATAGTTTGCGCTCTGGTTGGCATGTGGGACATGTCCAACAACACCATGTCCATTGACGGGTTCACTAAGGTCCTCAAAGTTGCGAAAACCACGATGTTCGATTGTAATCTCTGGTTCAATTCGTATACTGGCATCTCGATGGTCATTAAGAAGATCATCGAGTGTTTTAAGACCCACAGTACGGCCCCACTTTTTGGTGACCTGACCAAGGCTGCAGAACTTGTTAGCAAGCGAGACAAACTTCAGAACGAAGTTGATTCGTACAAGCTTACCAAGACTCCCCGGAACGCTCAATTGATTTCAGTTGAGATTGACAGCCTCCTGGTTGAGGTCAACATTCTCATGGGGAAAGCCCTTTTTTCTTCAGTTAAGGCCAGTGTCCAGACCCTCAAAAATTCTATCGAGAAGTTGCGAGTCGCCCACAACGCTAATGTCTCTTGCTCTAGGCAGCGACCGTCCCCACTTGGGATGGTTCTGGTTGGTACATCGGGAGTTGGCAAGTCAGGGTGGATCGATCGCCTTCATAGGATTGTTTGCAGTGTTGCAGGCATGCCAGACGACGAAGAGCCAGCAGCCACCACCAAGTACGTCTTCAACGGAAGCTCTCAGTACATGGATGGTCTCACAGCAGCCATGATGACGTTCATCATTGACGACGTCGGACAGTTCAAGAAGTTACCCGG